ACACAACCAACTATTGATCCAATAACGCAAGACATTGCGGAAGGAACACCTATTGTAGAAAATGGTGTGTGGACACAAGTTTGGAATGTTACACAAGCAAGTTCGGAAGAAATTGCACAAAGACAAACTGATTTGGCTAATGCAAATAAAGCAAAAGCACAAAAATTATTGCAAGAAACGGATTGGACGGAAATTCCAAGTGTTTCAAACACATCAAATTTACATCATTTAGTTAATGCGGCGGATTTTGTAACTTACAGAATTGCGTTAAGAGTTATTGCAATTAACCCAACTTATAACGCAACATTCCCAACCATTCCTACGGAACAATGGACATGAAGTGGCAAGTAACCGATATTCACGCTAAAGATGGCGTTATAACATCCGCTAAATACTTTGTTAGCCATGTTGATGGCGATCAAACGGTTGAAACGGAAGGCTATTGGCATTTCCCCGAAGGTGGTGATGCTTCATTCAACAACGTAACCGAAGAAATGGTTATTGGTTGGATTAAAGAAGCATCTATGAAAGACGGCGTAAGTTCAATAGAATTGGCGTTAACGAAGCAATTAAGCCAACCCCAAAAAGTAACGCCCCCTTGGTTGCCACAAACTTTTACAATTAAAGTATGAAAATTGAACTAAGCATTCCGCAAATCAATACAATCTTTGTTGCACTACAACGCAACCAAGAATTGATTGCGCAAACAATGGATGAAATCCAAAAGCAAGTGCAAGAACAACAAACCCCAAAGCCCGCCGATGATGGGCATATTGTGGTTCCCGCATAAGGAAGAAGCATGACCGCGCCAACACTTCACCCAACGCAAGAACAATTGAAAGCTATGTTTGATTACATAGATGGAAAACTTGTTTGGAAAGTAAAGCGTAAAAGGGTAAATGTTGGCGATTTGGCCGGTGTTGTACATCCAAATGGCTATTTACGAACAGGATTAAATGGGCGTATCCATTTAAATCATCGTTTGATTTTTATGTTTCATCATGGTTATTTGCCTGAAATAGTAGATCATATTGATGGCAATAAGTTGAACAATAAAATAGAAAATTTGCGTGGTGCAAATAAAATAACAAATCAACAAAATCAAAAGATAAAAAAAGAAAACACATCTGGCTATAAAAATGTTAGTTTTTGCAAACAAACCAAAAATTGGGTAGTGCAAATAAAAGTTAACGGAAGATCAAAAACAGTTGGAAGATATGCAGATATTGAATTTGCAGATTTAGTCGCTCAAGAAGCTAGGGCTAAATATCATGGCGAATACGCAAGGAATTATTAAATGGCAACTTCACCCATAGACATTATTAGTTCCGCATTGAAAGATATCGGCGCTTTGGCGGCGGGGGAAACGCCCGATCCGGCGGCGGCGCAAGATGCGTTTGTGATGATGAATCGTATGATCGATCAATGGTCAAACGAACAAATGATGGTTTATTACAAAACCGAAGTTATTTTTCCAATAACACCAGGCCAAACGCAATACACCATTGGCCCAGGGGGTGAAATCGGGGCTAACTTTACCGGTTCTATTGTTAACAATGTGTTAACGGTTACGGCCATCACTAGCGGCGCTATTGCTTTGGGCATGACATTAACCGGAACCGGCATCACAACCGGCACCAAAATTGTTGGTTTTGCAACCGGCGCGGGTGGCAACGTTAATGAATTGGGCACCTATTTGTTGAACATAAGCCAAACGGCCGCATCAACATCAATCAATGCTTTCTATCAACGCCCATTAAGCATCAATTCATCATTTGTTAGGATTAACACCAATAGCAACGGCACACCAATTATTAATGGTGGTTTGGATTATCCCGTTGCCGTGTTGAACTTAGAAAACTACAACATGATTGGTTTGAAAACGCTAAGTGGCCCTTGGCCAAAAGCGGTTTATTACCAACCTAGCGATCCATTGGGTAACATTTTTGTTTGGCCTAACCCATCGCAAGGTGAAATGCACTTATTTTGCGATACGTTGTTTAGCAACTATGTCACTATCAACGATCCCATTATTCTTCCCCAAGGCTATGAAATGGCATTGGAATGGTGTTTAGCCGAACGTTTGATGCCTAGCTATGGCAAGGCAAGCGCAACGCAAATCCAAATGGTTAACGCATTTGCGGCACAAGGCAAATCAACCATTAAGCGCACCAACATGAAACCCGTTCAAAATTCCTCCTATCAAGATGCCATCCTAACTTCACGCCAACGTGATGCCGGTTGGATTCTTTCGGGTGGATTCTTTCGCTAATAAGGACACAAAATGCCTGATTTTGGGTTTGTCGGCGCTAGTTATGTTGCACCTAGCATTTATCAGGATGCGCAGGAGTGTATTAACTTTTTCCCCGAAGTTGATCCAACCAAGCAACCGCCCGAACGCGGTGTTGTGGCGCTTTACCCAACGCCAGGGCTTACAACGCAATTGGTTTTACCGGCCGGTGCGGAAGTTCGTGGCCTTAGAACCCTAAGTGGCGGAAGCCAAGCTATCGCCGTTTGCGGTGCCTATGTTTATCTTTTATCTAGCAACCTAACCCCCAATATTGTTGGCATTTTAAATAGCAATAGCGGGCGTGTAGGGCTAGTTGATGATGGCGTGTATGCCTACATAGTGGATGGCACATATCGCTATTCATGGCGCATTACAACGCCCACAACGGCCATATTTACCGGTTCAATTAGCGGAACCACTTTAACCGTTTCAAACATCCAAAGCGGCACAATTGCTATTGGCCAAGTTTTGTATGGTGTGGGGGTTTCCCAAGAAACGGTTATCACCGGTGGATCGGGATCATCGTGGACGGTTAACCTATCGCAAACGGTTGCATCCACATTGATGAATTCATTGAACACAACAAGTTTTACCGGAACGATCACAACTGGCGCTACAAATGCCACGTTAACAACCACGGGAACGGCTTACTTGGGCCAAACCATCCAAGGTTCAACGGTTCCGGCGGATACGATTGTCACGGCGATTGGAACACCAACCGGCGGCAATAATGTTTACACACTATCTAGCAACACGGCGGTTTCATCAACAACGATGTATGCCCTAGATTTCACCGTTTTGCCTAGCAATGATGGGCCATTTATTGGCGCAACATCGGTTGATATTGTGGATAACTACTTTGTTTATTCACGCCCCCAAAGCCAACAATGGGGTGCTTCCGATGCGTTAAGCCCTATTTCACAACCATTATCGGTTGGTTCTAAGGATGGCGCACCAGATAAATTAGTGGCTTTGATTGTGGATCACCGTGAAGTGTATTTGATGGGTGAAGCATCTAGCGAAGTTTGGGTGGATGCCGGATTGTTTCCATTCCCATTTCAAAGAATTCCAGGAACTTCAACGCAACACGGTATTGCCGCCCAAAATAGTTTGGCCCGCCTTGGCAATAGTTTTGCCTATGTTTCACGCAATTTGCGTGGCCAAGGCCAAATTATGCAAATGCAAGGTTATGTTCCACAAAGGATTTCAACGCACGCGGTTGAAGCAACATTGGCCAACCAATACATAGATGATGCGATTGCGTGGACGTATCAGCTAGAAGGGCATGAAGTTTATGTTGTTTCGTTTCCTACAATTAACATCACTTGGGCTTTTGACGTTACAACCGGTTTGTGGCACAAATGGCTATACGTTAATGACTTTAACCAATACCAAAGACACCGTGGAAATTGTTCGTGTGTCTTCCAAGGCATGGTGCTTGTGGGTGATTACGCCAACGGCAAGATATATGAATTGGATAACACCAACTACACCGATGATGGAAATCCAATTAGGCGCATAAGACGCGCACCGCACTTGGTTTCGGATTTCCAAAGGCAATACTTTGAAGAATTGCAGATTCAATTTCAACCAGGCGTTGGAACAACGGGATTATCCGTGCAATCTTCCGGCATCACCTTGGCATCCCCTTATTACATTTTGCCTACACAAACCTACACAATTCCGGCAACGGCAACGGTTTATTTGGGCACACAAAACGCTATTAACCAAACAACCACAACAACTTATCCCCAAGCCATGCTTAGATGGTCTGATGATGGTGGTTCCACTTGGTCAAAAGAACATTGGGTTACGATTGGCCAAGCCGGTAAATACCAAAATCGTGCCATTTGGCGGCGTTTGGGGCAAGCTAGGGATAGGGTTTTTGAAGTTTCAATCACCGATCCCGTGAATGCGGTTATCGTTTCGGCTAATTTGAAGGCAAGCGGGGGTGAAAATTGAGCATCACAACAAATACATCGCAATTACAACCCTATCCGCAATCACCTTTTTTGGATAGCACAACAAATCGGCCAACTAGGGCATGGCAACAATTCTTTCTGAATTTGTTGAACTTCACCTCATCAACCACGGCAACAACCGGATCGGCAACGCTTCCGGCCAATCCCGTGGGGTTCATAAATATAACGGTAAATGGCCAA